TTCTCTGCGGTTGTTTCTATACTATCTACTCTAGTTTTCACCTCATTGATTGCGCTAACTATATTTGTTTTATCTGTCGTGGTAAGTTGTGTTGTATCCCCTATTTTGTTATTTAACTCTGTTTTAGTGTCATCAATTTTATTATTTGTTGTTGTGTTATTTTCAGTTGTCTTTTTATCTAAATTAGTTATACTTGTTTTTATTTTTTCTTCATCTTTTTTAGTTAAAAATATTGCAGTTGGGTCAACAACTAATGTCACTTTCTCTACATTAGATACTTCTATGATAAATTTCAAGTATAAGTCTTTCATAGCTCCGTTGCCAACCTTTGGCTTGTAAGTCTCGGGGCTTTTACAAATTGCAATCATATCTCCTTCATTATCTATAAGAGCCATTTCTCTAACTGTGAATCCACCTATCGAACCAGGGATACATGCTGTTGCAATAATCCAGTTAGGATTATTTTCATCATTATCAAAAGCATTTATATTACCTTCCCAAACTTTATTTTTTAATGCTTTTTGGTCTTCTGTTGGATTATAATAATTTCCTCCGCCATCTCCTGCTTGAATCTTCTCTAAAATTACTGACTTACCTAACATTCCTGCATTAGCAATCTTAGCTTTACCTATGTTTGTTAGTATTGTGTAAAATTGTTCATCAGCCATTTATGCCACCTCCTTTTGGATATACTGTTAATGTTTCTGAACTCATGTTATGAGCTAATGCAAACTTGGCTTTAACACTTGCTTTTACTTCTTTACTTGTGTAAGGATATACAGTTATTTCTTCGCTCATAATTGCTATTTGTGCAAAATAAGTTTTACTTTTCAATAAAGATACTAACTTATAACTTACAGCTAAATGAGAAGGTTTTATAACATTTACTCTCTTATATAAATCTTCTAAATCTCTAGGAAAACCTTGAGCACTAGTTAATTCAACAGAAAAAGTATATGGGGATATATTTTCATTTATTTTTATGTTTGCACCTGTATAAGATTGGAGTATCATAGCCATTCTTTTAGGTGTCATGATATATTTACTTTGAAGTTTAGCAATGACTTTTCTTCTTCTAGTTTCCATATCTTCATCTAAGTTAGTAATCAAGCCTACTCTATTTTCCCAAAAGTTTAAACCCCATGTTGCAGTTTGAGGAAATAATTGTAACTCTATTTCTTTATTTAATAATTCTAGATTATCAAATTCGCTTCCTATAGCCTCGTATATAGAGTTCATGACTAAAGATTGTTCATAGATAGGAGATAATGTTAGAAGCATTTCTTTGCCTTTTTTAGAAGCTATCATACTATCACCTCATTGATTATCTCGCCTATTCCAACAACTTGGTCTTGCAATTTTATATTTTCTTTTGCATCATTTATAGTAAGATTAGAAAAGTCTTGTATACCTTCATCTGTCAGCATCATAGAGCCTACTATCGCCTGCATAGCATTGTATGAGACTGTTCCCCCTAAATCAATCTTATCTAAATATTTATCTATTTTAGTTTTTAAATTATTTAATACTGTTTCTTCACTAAAGCTATTACTAAATATAAAACTAGCTTTTACATTAATGAGTAATGTGTCAGGCGTCACAACTGTAACTAATGCACCGATAGGAGCTTTCCCATCTCGATTTTGACCTTCTTCTATATTCAATGGATATATATATTCTTGGACCTTATCTATTAATTCTTGTGTTGCTGCTTTCCTATTTTTATCTAGTATCAATACTTTTACTGTTCCTGCTCCATCCCATTCTGAAACTACATAAGCATATCCAACTCCATCAACTTCTTTAGCCCAACGAATATAATCTGAACTAGCTCCACTTAATCTGTCCTCTTGTTCTGATACAAGAACTCTTTCTCTAAAATGTTCTTCATCTTCTATATCTGTTCCACCTTTGAAATCTTTATTAGTAACAGCTTTAATGCCACTAATAGAGCCTAATAAAACAGTTATAGTATTTTGAGCTACATTACCTATAGTTCCTGCAATTCTACATTCTGCTTTAATATCTACTGTTTCATTTGCTCCTATAGTTTTAGTTTCAAGAAGCTCAAATTCTATGCTCTGTTTTTCATCAGTTGCAACAGTAGTTACTATAGTTCCTTTTGTAATGATAGTTCCTTGCATACCTGTAAATGTAATAACTCCAGTAGCTTTAGTTGGTTGATTTTTAAACACTCCCTTGCATTCTCCTAACCATTCTAAATAAGTTCCATAGGAGGTCTGAGGAAATGCAATCTTTAAATTATTTTGTAATCCTAGTTGTTTTAACTGTGTGATTTCTTCTGCTGTAGGTCTTGTTGCATCATATATAAAGTCACCCTCTAAAGTACTCACATCTTGAAAGTTGTTTAACATCCTTTGATGAACAGTTTCTTCATCTTCTGTTAAAAAAACTGGTATAGGTAGCTCTCTTTCCATATAATCACCTACCTTTTTATATTGCCATCAATTACTATATTTTCATCATCTATTGTTAGTACATCAAATTCATACTCTACTAACCTGCGATTCTCCAACCAATTAAAGCTAAACTCTCCTACTTCTTTTGTGTAAGGATGAACCAAAATAGTTTCTTTTATTAATCTAGTTATTTCAAGCTCCTTTGCACTTTGAGATAAGTTACTAGCTATTAAGTCTTTTATTTCACTTCCGTAAATGTTTGTATAAGCTGCTTTTTTGTATCTAGGTGTTAATATCGCCTTTTGACACCATTGTTTATATGCTTGAACTTTATCACATCTTTTTAATGTTCCATCTGCATTTTTAACAAATTCGCCTTTTATAAAGTCAAATAAAAAAGAACCCTTTAGGTTCAGTTCATTCTCATTATTATTTTTTAATTCTATAGTTTCAAAAGTTTCACTTTGAGGAAATAGATTTGGCATTTACAACCCTCCCAATTACTACAAATTCAGCCCCCATGACAGCTACTAGCACCTTATCACCTATGGTTAGTGGTTTCAACTCTTTTGGAGTTTCTACTTTATGTTTATGCTTATATTCTCCACCTAAAGCTTCATCTGAAAAGGTAAAATAATCTTCTTTTAATGTTAAATTCTCTAATACTAGATAATCCTGTATTTCATCTTTATAACCATTTACTTTTAATCCATTTGCTGTTATTTCTGCAAGTTCACAACCCATTCCAAAAGTGCCATTTGCTACACTTTTATTCATATTTTCTTTTAATATTCTAGCAACTCCATTAAACCTAGCATCAGTCATTATTATAAAATTTCCTCCTTATATAATCTAGTGTTCCAACATTTAATTTCATTTTTGGTGTAGAGTCTAATGTATGAGTGACATCTATAACATAATATTCTTTTTCTTTTAGAGATACCTTGTCACCTGCTCTTATTCTATTTATATCTACTGCACAATCTACACTTATTGTTTCCTCTCCACTATTGAACATTGCTTCTGCTGCTTTCTTAGCTTCTTTAGCATTAGTTATCTTTTCATCTTGTTTAATCTTTTGTAGTGTTCCATACTTATCTGAGTCCTTCTTATATGTTCCAATAATAGATGCTTTTGTATTTTCATCTTTACTCTTGCCTAACACTTTTACACTTGTTACTGCATCATTAAAACTACTTGTAAAGTTTGCATCTTCTAATATACTATCTAATTTATATACATTTGCATTAGTTCCAAGCTTAAATAATTTTAATTTATTATCCATCCTTACTCTGAATAAGTCTCCACCTTTACTTGCTGTTTCTTTTAAGTCTTTTTTAATCATATCTAGTATATTTGTCTTATGTATTACTTTAGCAAGTTTTACAGAAGTATTCGCTAGATTGTAGTAAGGTATGTTCCATTGTTTACAGTAATATTCAATCCTCTGTGTTGCTGTATTTTCTTTGAACTGATATTGTTCTTCTGATTCTTCCATGTAAACAGTTCTTTCTCTACAAGACAATGTCAGTTTCTTACTCTTTTCACTCCTTCTAGTTTCCCATATGACTCCATCAAATATTGTCTCTTCTTTTTTACTCTCATATGCTATATCAATTAGAACTATTTTATCACCTTTTTTAATATTTATATCTTGTAAAGCTTTAGTCTCTACCAAAGATACATCCATTTTATATGCAACTCCGTCTATAGCTTCTGAAAGAGTTATTCCTTCATTGAAATTTGCAATATCATATTTTCCATTTAATATTATTTTCATTTAGAAGGTATCACCAACTTTTGACCTTTTTTAATTATGTTTGGATTTTTGCCAATAACTTTTTTATTTTCGGGTATATTATAAATCTCTTTCCACCTTGAGCCTTTCCCTAAAAGATTTTTCGCTATCTTATATAATGTATCACTTGCTTTAACAGTATATATTTTAGTAGTGGTTTTATTGTTAGGTCTATTGTCTTTTAAGTCTGTTTTAGTATTACTTTTAGTTTCTTTTTTTAATGTCTCTATCTTCAGTTCTCTATAAGTTCTAAATGTTATCTCAATGTCTCTGTCTTCTTCTTTTCCTGCTGTTTGAGTATTGCTAAAACTAGATATTGTAACTAATCCATTATAACCAAAACCAGTTACTATTAATCGTAATGGTTCAGCTTGGTCTACCCACTTTTCAAGCATTGCAACTACTTCAATTGGACTTTTTAACTCACTGTATCTGCAATAAGAAGCATCATATTGAAAAGGTAAAAATGTTTTAAATGATATTTCTCTTATCTTCTCCCCTTCTTTTTTAATGTCAAATTCACCTAAATTTACTATATCTACAGTTTCAAACCTTTTTTCTTTTTTAATAGATAAACTATCGAATGGATTTACTGGAAAGTGAAAATCTATTTTTTCTTTTTCATTTTTTAGATAAATGTCTATTAACAAGCTATCACCTCTTTTTTACAATAAAAAGCTCCTACAAACTGTAAGAGCTTTAAAGTATTATACAAATATTAATTAAACATAAAATTTATTTGTTCTTCTATGCTATTAACTTCCGTATTTGTATTATTAATATGATTATTAAATTTTGGTGGATATATATGAAAATCATCACTTATTGCAACAGATTTGTCAGGTTCATCTTTTTTATTATATTGCATAACTGTTACGACTTCTTCTCCAGTATCATTTTCATAAAATTGAAATTGAATAGTATCATTGCTTTGATTATCATATACATCAATTTGCCTTAGTGTGGTTTCGTTTGGTTCTATAATTTTATATTTATAACCAAATATGTCTATGTTTGATTTTATTCCTTCATAAGATGCCATGTTAACACAATTTTTATTTTTTAAGTATACATCATTAAAAAACTTTGTTGGTTCATTGTTTTTCTTATTTTCGGATGGTTTTTGCTCATCTTCATTCTTTTTTTGTTGTTCTGCTAATTTTATAGCTTCTTCATCTTTTTTTTGTTTCTCTGTTTGAGCCTTCTGCTCTTTTTGTTTTTTAGTTTCTTCTTCCGCTTTCTTTTCAGCATCTTCTCTATCTTTATTACTAGAAACTTGATTGACTTGAGTAGAATTTTTATCATCTAAACCTCTTGTAAGATAAACAGTCCTAGCACAACTTAATGTTAATAATGCTAAAAAACATCCTAAGACTATTTTGCCTTTATTTTTAGCTTCAATAGCTTTCATTAAAAATTCAATTGAAAAAACAGCTAAAGTGATTGGTAAGAAACATATTGCTATAATACCTATAATAACTTTTAAGAAAGTATTTAGACTTTTAAATTTCTGCCACATAAAATTTCCCCCTCATAATTTTACATATTTTAACAATATTATATCATCTATGAAGGGGATTTTTTTAACAATAATTCGACATTATCCAATGTCTTGTAATGCTTCTCTTATTCCACTTTCTACTTGAGATAATACTTCTTGTATCATTTCTTCTTTGTTATCACTATTTTGAACATTAATAGATATCCCACCTAAATTTATAGTGTTGCTAGAAGAATTAACACTATTTGGTGTAGCTTCTTTATATTCTTTATTATCTGTATCTAAAACATTTGTGAAAGGAAATTGTCTAACATTATTTACAACATTGGAATAGCTTCCTCCAATTTTTTGTGATGGAGTTGAGCTTAGACCTAACATTTTGCCTGTCTGCTCATACAGACCTATCGCTCGATTTCTTCTAGCATTTGATAAAGGAATAACCATTTCGGGACCTGCTTCTCCACAAATACTTGGTTTACTTGCAACACCGCCCTCAGCAAAATGGTCTAGTATATTGCTTAGTATTCCGCCTCCTTCATTTACTGTCCTTTTGACAGTTGTTTGAGTAGTCTTAACATTAAAAGATGCAGAGATTGGTGCTGAAACTGTTGCTCTTACACTATTCCAGTAACTAATAATTTGACTCGACATAGCACTAACTTGACTTACTACAGAACTGCACATAGAAGAAATAGCACTTATTGCTGAACTGCTTAAGCTTGTAAAAGACATCCTAGCTCCATTATACATACTACTACATGCAACCCTTACATTTGATGCTAACATATTAAAAGAAGTTGTAGCTCCATTATATAAACTACTTCCTGCTTCTCTTCCAACTTGAGCTAATTGACTAAAGCTTTGCTTAGCTCCATTATACATATTTGTAGCTCCTTGCTGAACTGTTGCAGTAGCTTGATTAAATGCGGTATCTATTCCACTTGTAAGATTGTTATTGTTAATTTGAGGTGTAGCATTATTTAAAGCATCTGTAACACCTTGTTGAGTTGCTACTCCTAATTCATTCCCTTTTTGCTGAACTGTTGGTATCCCTGATTGAACTCCAGTAACAACACCATTTGTTACATCTATTCCAAGTTGTTGTCCACCCTGTTGTGCAGCTACATTTCCTTGTGTTAGAGCATCTACAACCTGTTGGTTTGCTTGCTGTGTAGTTTGAGAAGCTGAATCTTGTATTTGTGAAGATGCTTGAGCAAAGATACTTCTTACAGTTTCTAAAGCTTTTGGTCCTTCTATTCCTAGATTATTTAGGTTTTCTAAAACTTTAGAAGCTTGTGTTTCTATTGGAGTGCTAAAGTCTACATTAGCAAATATTTGCCCCATTTCCCCATCCATTTTGCCTAATGTCTGTTGCATTTGTGGTCCTATTTGGTTTATAGTTCCAAGCATGTTACTTATCGCTCCGTTTATTCCATCTTGATTAAATCCAATTTTGAATGAATTAAATGTGTCGCTTAAACCTTGTTTTAGATTTGTAGTATCTAGTGCAGTAGAGGCTTGTGAGAAAATCGTTCTTAACGTATCTATAGCTTGTGTACCTTCTAAACCTAGATTTTTTAAATTTTGCAATACTTTAGTTTTTTGTGTATCTATAGAAGAATTAAAATCTACTCCCTTAAAAATCTCGCTTGCTTTTCCTCCCAAGCTTTTTAATGTTTCTAGAGCCTGTGGTCCTGTTGATTTCAGTGAATTTAGCATTCCTGTTACGCCATCTTTTAAGCCTCCCACATTTGTTCCCTCTTTAAATGCATTAAAAGCATCACTCATACCTTGTTTTAAATTATTAGAAGAATCTGCACTATATTTACTTATAAAACTTAAAGTTTCTTGTATGCTACTTCTATATTCTTGAGCACTCAATTTACCTGCCTTGAAAGCATCATCTAAATTTTTAGTAATTTTGCTAACTTTATCGCTAGGTTTCATATCTGCTGTCACACCCGACAATATTATTGCCATATTATCATTTAATCCTCGTATCATACTTATTGACTGTTCATCTAATCCTTTTAGGCTATTTGTTAATGCCCTAGCTATATCACTAGATTTTTTCTCTGTTACATTTTTAGACTGGTCAAAAGCTGTTGAAAAAGCTTTAGTAACACCTTGTAACTCTTTTGAAGTTGATTTTTTTAATAGAGCTGTTGCATTAGAAGTCTCTGAATTTATATCTGATAAAGCTTCTTTTGTATTTGTTTTAATCTCTGCTGTAGTTTTTCCAAAAAGATTTTTTAATGCTGAAGCTTTTTCATCCCAGCTCTTATCAGATAACAATATGCCTATTCCTTTTCCAATTCCACCTAACATTATAAGCAAGTTACCTAATGTAAGCTTTATAACTCCACCGATTGACTCCATTATAGTAGTAATATATTCACCAAAAGAACCAAATCTAGTCTGCAAATCCATCATAGCAGTTTTATTATTAGAAATAGCAACAGTCATTCCTGCAAAAGCTATAACTACAGCTCCTATCCCAACTGTTAATCCGAAAGCAGCTAATTTAGCTGTACCAAAAGTACTTGCAAGTAAACTTAAACTTTTAATAGCTCCTCCAAAAGCAAAGGTGGCTTTAAGTACCATAACAGAGGCTATAACAGAACCAATTGCAGGTAATAACACTTGTAATCTTGCTTTTATCTTATCAAAATTATTAACAAATTTTTCTACAACTCCAACTATAGCATCCCCAATTTGTGGCATTTTCTTAATTAAATCTTCTACAAATTGGCGAGTCATAGGACCTAATTTACTTCCCACACTTATTCTTACATCATCAATAGCACTTTTTAAAAGTGTAAATTGTCCCGACAGAGTATCAAGTTTCATGTCAGCTATCCTCTTAGCTTCTCCTTCACTTTCATTTATAGCTGTTGTTAATTTATTAAAGTCACTTTCACTAGCATTTACAACTGCCGCCCAACCTGCCATTGCTGTTCTTCCAAAAATAGATTGTATAGCAGCTCCTTTTTCAACTTTTTCTAATCCACTAAGTTTTTCTCTTAAACTTCCTATCGTTCCTGCTAAATCTAAACTTCCATCTTTATTTTTCTTTAATTCTATTCCATATTTTTTAATTGCTGTTGCTGCTTCTCCAGGTGGTTTTATTAATCTAACTAGACCTCCTCTTAACGAAGTACCTGCCATGCTTCCCTTGACACTTGCACTCAATTTGTTATGTATAAGTTCTTTATCTTATACTCTCCTAGTTTCCTAAGAGTATCGGACTATATCTTCATCTTCAACTTTACTTGCTAAGATGTTCGGCACTCGTGTTGGTATTATTGTTCGCTATACTCAACCATTAGTCTCTACACCTTCTAAGCTACTTTTATTAGCTTCACTTAGCTTGGTTCGGAATTAGCATATTTTTTAAACTTAGCTTTTCCCGAGTTCACCGAATGTTTTTTACTTAAATTTCTTTAAGCTGACCAATTATTTAGCCATTAGACCTGTCGCAAGAGATAAATCTTTCATAGATACTCCTAATGCTCCTCCCATAGAACCTACATATTTGAATGTCTCCAATTTTGTTATCATAAAGGCTCTTTATCCTTTACCTCTATATATTTCTATATAGTTCAGACTATATCTTTACCAAATTTTTAAAATTTGATAGCTACTGTTCGTGGACATTTCAACATATAAAAATACTTTTACTTAGTATACTTTGTCTAGTCGTTACACGTTCTAGTCGTTTCCGAACTAGCTTCGCTCGGTATTCCCATATTAAAAAATCAACTTAGGGTTCACCGAATTAAATAGCTTTTACATGGGCAATCCATTCACCCATGAGTTCGACACTTGTATTAGAATTAGTTATTGTTGCCGCCATTACGTCGACAAATTCGGTAGTATCATTTGCAGTTAGTCCCAATGCAGTTAAACCATCCGTCACTATATCCATTTTGTTATACACTAAGCTCTTTATCTTAGCTTCTATATATTTCTATATAGTTCAGACTATTTCATCACCCTCGGCTTTACGTTAGAGTGTGGGATTTCGTGGATTTTCATCATATCTACAAGGACTTAGATTACTAATCTAGTCGTTAAGCCTTTTATTTATTTCTAAATAAAGTGGCAATAGATTACCATATATAAAAATTTATACTTAGGCTTCCCTATTTTAACCCCATATTTTTTACTATAGATTTCTCTATAGCTGTCCAATATACTTTAGACGTTAGTGCCAAATCTGTTCCTCCTGCTGCTGCCAAGTTAAGAACGTCAGGTATTGCTTTTATCATTTGCTCAGACTTCCATCCTGCCATCTTACTTTACTATCTAAGCTCTTTATCTTAGAACTAAGGTTTCCCTTAGAGTTGGACTATCTCTTTACCCTCGCCTAATACGTTAGGGTAGTGGATTTCGTGGATATTTCAACTGTTCTAGCTTACTTTATCTAGTCTCTAAACCTTTTTATTATCCCTAATAAAATTGGTAATTGATTAGCATATATAAATTTATACTTAGCTTTCCAATTTTAACCCACTATTTTTAACTATAAATTTCTCTATAGCTGAGCATGTTATATACCCATATAATAAAAAGCATCCCCTGCATCTTTAGCTGTAAAACTAGTTTCTCTCCCAAGTTGTCTAGCCTTTGCGGTTAAAGCTTCCATTTCTTTTCCTGTTGCTCCACTTACGGCTTGTGCATTTTTCATACTTTGTTCAAAAGTAGCAAAACCTTTTACAGCACTTCCTACACCAATTCCACCTATCAAAGCTCCTGCCGTAGTAGCCAACTGAGCGAATTTACTAATAGCTCCACTCACAAAAGAGTTAATTTTCCCTGTAAGTCCACCTAAAGCTGAACTAGCTTCATCTCTAATCTTAACTGCTGCTTCATATCTCTTACTCACAAATTCCTGTAATTTATTTTTAGTTCGAGAAATAGTGTTTATAGCTTCATCAGCTTGAGATTTTATTTTTATAATAGTATCAGCTTTTAGATTCTGAATCTTAGCTTTTACTTTATCTATTATAGAACTAGATTCGTCTTGACCTCTGATTATTACAGGAGGTACAGGCTTAGTAACTTCTTTTATCTTATTATTAACTTTGTTAACTGTAGAACTAGCATTGTCTGTAGCCTTCAATCTTGCTGTTACTGTCTTTCTAGCTTTATTAACATTACTATTAACTTTATTAACTGTAGAACTAGCGTTATCTTTAGCTTTTATTGTTGCTGTTACTGTTCTTCTAGTTTTATTCATGTTGCCATTTATTTTATTTATAGTGCTGGAAGCTCTATCATTTATCCGAATAGCTGGGTTAGCTTTTATTTTATTAAGCTTTTGCATCCGTTTTTCAGTACGTTCAGCTATTTTTTCAGCAGCACTCAGCTTGTTTTTAGTTTCTGCATCCCCTTTTACACCAATAACGACATCAATATGATACATCTCTTTTTTGGCCATTTCTCTCACCTCACTTTCTATTTAGATTTGTTTGCTTTTTCTTCTAATTCAATTTCATAATTGACAAATCCTAATATTAGTTTTTGTACTAGCTTATCTTTTTTAACAAATTCATCAGGTAGAATCCTAGTTTTTACAAATACATTGAATAGACTGGTTACAATTCCACCATGCTTAATTAGTTTTTTATTTCAATTTCCTCTAATACCTCATCATAACCAGATAATTTTAATATTTCATCTGCAATAGTTTGAAGCTCTCCTGCTAAAAATAGTCTTTTTAAAGCTGCTTTAGCATCAGAAAAACTGTTGTTTTCTAAGAAGTTTTTATTGTTAAAATTAGGTTTTATAATTCCTCTTTCAAGTAACATTAAATTCATTAAATCACTATTAACTTTGTCCTCTGTAAACCCATTTTTTAATTTATTTGGTTTAGTACATTTTTTTCTTATGCTAGTTATTTCTTGTTCTGTAAAAGCTTTTATAGTTATTGGTATTTTTACTCTATCAATTTTGAGTGTCTTTGTAGGGGGCTCACTTGCACATGTTAATCTTCTAAAAATCTCATCATCAGCTAGATTAAGTAATATTTCATTTTCTTTAGCTTCATCTAACTCATCATCAGCTTCTATTTCTTCATCTATACTATAATCCTCGTTTTCTATTTCTTCATCAACTATATTATTTTCTTTTATTACTTCCTCGTTTTCTAATTCTCTTTTATCCATATCTAACATATTTTTTTCCTCCATATTTTTTATTTTAATAAAAAAGCTACAAACAAATTAATTGTTTATAGCTTTATGTGTAGTATTATTTTAAAGTGCATCTAATAATTCATATCCTCTAAATGCACCTTCTAATTCCTCTTTTACATCTTCACCCGCTTTTGAATTTATGACAGGTATCTTTTTAAGTCTACAGTTTTTTAACCTTACTCTTTCATAACCAAAAGTTTCAGCATTTCTTAATTCATAAATTATCTCAAATGTTTTAAAACCAAGTTTCAATATATTGGAATTAATCTTAAATTTAGTTAAAGAGAAAGACCCCTTTTTTGTCCCACCTCTTGAAATCTCGTCTTCACACCCTAATAACTTTACACTTTGCTCATCTTGTTCATAGTCTGCTTTTATTTCTTCTGCATACATTTCTTCTTCGCCATCTATAATTATTCTTACATTAGAACCATTTAAAAAACTGGCTTCTTCTATATAATCATCATTATACATAATCTATAACCTCCTTTATCCTAGGTATCCAGTACCATAAATTTTCTTCATTACATCAACCTTAACAGCATCCCATTTCCAATAAAATTCATCTGCTTTGGCAGTTGCTTGAAGTTCTGTATCTATATCAACATTAAACTCTGATATAATACCTTGACTCATCAATTCTTCAAAATATTTCTTCAATGCGCATATAACAGTTGTTTGACCTGTCGAATCGTTGAATATCTTACCTACAAACTCTTTTCTTTTTAATGAAGTATCTTTATTTATAGTGTTAATAAACATGATATTAGAGATATATCCCATTGCTTCATTTTTATCATCTACATATTTTTTAAATGTGTTTACATCATCAACTATAATCACGTCTCCATCATCAAAATCAAGTATTAGTGTACCCGACTTCAAACACTCTTTGACTTCACTTTGGCTTAATCTTGGTTCTACTTCTTCAAATATAGTTTTTGCATTACATACACTTCCTGTTATACCTTTACTTACAGAAAGAGCAGCAATATAAACAGCTACTTCACTAGGTGTATACTTTACATTTTCAAAATAGGCTGAACTCCCAACATTAACTATATTTTCATCATTAAAACTTTTTGACTTATCATTAATTTGCTTTATATTATCCTCTGTTTTTCCACCTAGAAATAATAATATATCTTTTCCTAGCTCCTTATTTTTAGCTACCCAAGCTTTTGTTGTTTCTTGCAATGCTTCATCAGCTACACCATCAAGTACAAAAGAGTCAAAGCTATATCTTTCAAACTCCTCCAAAGCTTTTAAATAAGACTCATTAGTAATAGATGTACAACCATCATTGCCACCCTCTAAAGCTTGATTTACTACATTTGCTAGAATTGTATCGCTATCAGCTACTTTAGTTGCAATTACATACTCATTATCTAAATTAGAGTTTATTTCTAGTACTATTTCATCTATAGTACCTTTAACTGAGCTAGAAAATAGTTGTTTAGTATTTTCAAAGAATATGAAGTCTTTTTTATCTGCATCAACTAAATTAGATTTTATTGTTACATTAAAATTCCTGCTAGTTGGATACTTAGTTTCTAGCTTAATTACATCTTTTGCACTATTCTCTGTAGTATCTTTTAGTGTTAATGTACCCTTCTTTTGATTTCCATCTACAAGCCTATATAAAAGTAATTCCTTTACATTCCCTAATAAAGCTAATTTACCTAACTTATACGCTGAATAGCTCATATCATCACCAAACAATGTTTTTAGTTGTCTCAAATCATTTTTTATTGTTACAACCTTGCCAACTTCTCCCCAATTAGCCCTAATAGGCATTGCTAATCTACCCTTTAAACCTGTGTTTGTAGACTTTTCTGCTTGTGTTTTAAAGCGATTGTAAAAACCAGGTATTTCTTTTTTTTCTTTTTCATTCCATGTTCCAGTTGCCATATACTATTTCACCTCTCTTTCTAAAAACTCTTTTATTGCTTTCTCAAACTCTGATTTTGTAAGTTCTTCTTTCTTACAATTAAATAAAGCACCTGCAACTACTTCTTTCTTGTAGCCAAGTGCCTCACTATTTTCTATAAAATCACTTTTCAAATGTTTTTCTTCCTGTTTACTTACATTAATCTTTTTATTATTTGTTTCAGCCAACCCTTGCACCTCCTATCTTAAATTTCCACTATTATAAATCTCATTCATAATAGGTCCTTCTTTTTTTATCTTGCCTATCATTTTAAATACTACAGTTAACTGACCACTAGAAAACATATCTGATTCTCTATCCTCAACTACGCTAACAAGAGTTAAATACATATTCTTATCTTCTCTAAGTCTTACTCTCTTATCTATTATTAAGCTTGTTTCTAATGCTTCAAGAAGCTTAACTATTTCATCCTTATTTTTGCTAACAACATGACATTTCATAGTTTTGGTAATCTCAATCAGATGATAGTTAATTCTTTTGTTTTCAACATTTGTAGTTCTCCATAATGCACAAGGTGCTATAAAGTTTTTCTTCCAATTATCTTTATAACTCTCGATTTCTAATAAATCTTTTGTATACTTAGATAGAGCTTCTACCCATCTATCACTAGTTATATCCTCTTTATCATCTAAAGCTATTACACTAAATCTTAGACACCTTATTATAGCTTCCCATTCTTCATCTATAACATCTTGACCAACTGCACCTTCATAAATACAAGTAAATACCTCGTTAGATGTATTATCTGTTATAGTTTTAAAATCTAAGGTTTCTATGACTTCTTTTGTAAGTTCATCTAGTTTATTAAATGTAGTCCTTTTCTCATATAACCAAATATTTATAGTCCTTCTAAAACCTATAACATTGCCTTCATTGTCAGCATCTTCACCTTGGACAATTACGATATAAGGTTTTATAGTCTTTTTATTAGGGACAGTTGGTTCATAACAATCTTTAATTCTTGGTATGTTCTCAATTAAGGCTTTTCTTATTCCTGCTCTCATATTATTTACTCCAATGTCCTTCTATTAATTTCCCTATTTTAGTAATATTCTTGCTGACCGTAGATTCTAAAGAATGAGTGGGTTTAGTACCAGGATGCTGGACCTTCATAACAGGATGTGAAGCTCCATTCCAAAATAAAGCTTTAGCATTCTTTGGTTTTATGATATGAGGTGCTGAACCTTCTTCCAAAACATTTCCATAGTCAACACCATGACCTAGACGAACAATATATTGATTTCCTCCACCTAAGCTAGTTCCTGTTATACCTTGTCTTGCATTTCCTGTTCTATCAGTCCATTTTGCACTATTCTTAGCTTCTCCTTCTAACATAAAAGCTATATTCATACACAAAAGTGGCATTGTAGCCTTTTTTCTATCAATTTCATTTATAGCTTTAGTAAACACACTCATAATAAATCACCTCTAATCTAGCTTTTCAAGACCACATATATAACCACAGATTTTACCTTCAACTACAATAGGATTTACATAGTTTAGTTTCATAGTACCTTCAATACATTTAAATGTTATATCACTTTCAGTATTAAATCTTAAATCAGCTTCTTTATCTGCAACCATACCAAAGTTTTTATTTTTATAAACTGTACCAATAGTTTCACTATTTATTACTGTATCATTAGTTTTTTCGGGATATATAACTACTGTTAGTTCTTTTACTTCATTTGTAATATCAATAGCTCCATCTACTATATTTTTTACTTCTTGCTCTATAGTTATTGTTTGAGGATTTAAAGCTATTCCTCTATTAATAGTCTTTATTATCTTATCAGCTCTTAATTTTCTCATTGACCATCAACTCTTGTCATAGAAGTTTTATATCCTGTAATAGTTGTTTCATTCTTTGATTTTTCTTCTAAATAATCAGTTTTATATATATCTGCTAATGACAACCAGTATGAACTATTGCTACTTTTAGTTTCTATAGGACCTATTTTAATACAATCATCTGTAGCACCTTTGAGTAAACAACCTCTCCATGAAGCTTTTAAAGCATTATTCTCATTAGATTCTAATAACATCACAAGTTGTTCATCTGTAAAATAAGGATACTCTTCTTCTTGCAAATTGAGTTTTAATTTATCTAAATTGGTAATAGACATATCTACTCACCATCTTTATTAAGAAGCTCATTATTATTCTTTTCTTCAACTTCTCCTATTACTTCTATATATCCCTTTTCTTCCATAAGCTCTTGGTCAGCTTTTCTAATCTCAAATATATCATCTATTTTGTAACATTCATTATCATATTTTAAGTAAACTAAAGCTTTTACTTGCATTAAGTTATCTTTCTTTTTAGCCATAATATCCTCCTTTTTAAGATGCTACTGTAGCAAAGAAACACTCATCAGCTCTTTCAAAAGAAGGCATACCAAGTTGAGATACCTTTGTTTGAACTGTTACTGGGTCAATTAATCTCATTGTTGTTATAGCAATACCAGTTCTAACAACAGAACAATCTAATTTAGAACCATATACTTTGTCAGCTTCTTCTGGTGTTGTACCATAATAAGTTTTTCCTAAATCTCCATCTGGAATAAAAGTTATTTTGTTATCAGGGAAATAAGATTCCTCACTTTCATCTTCTAATTTATATGTTCCACTTACTATGGCAACAGATAAACCAACTTTATTTTTAAGATAATTTTTAATCATTTCATCAGTTAAAATAACTCTACCATCTTTATCTATATCTAATTTAATAGCTTTATTTTTAGCAAAATACCCAAAGGTTTTACTTGTCATTACCATTCTCTTAGGTAACGGATTCCCTTCATCTCTCATTATTCTCATCCATCTTTGAATATCTCCTATAATATCTGCATCTGGATTATCCCATGTTGCACTTCCAGTTAACACTTCTTTATGATTGCTTGGAACTTCAAAGTCAAATACTAAGTCTCCATCTTCTGATACGATATTTATTACTCCATCAGCTAAAGCTTGCATTCTCATTCTTTCCATTTGCATATCGCCGCCATCTACAAGAGCTAAATAATTATCATATATTTGTGAAATTATCATTAATAATAGTTCTTTGTTTTGAGCTTTAGAAGCTAAAAGTAACTGTTGTCTATCTTCTTCATTTACAAGAACACTCTCTTTAAAAAATGGCATTCTCTTTGATTTAACTTCTATTTGAGCTTTTAATGCTCTTATTTTTACAGCAACATCAAAAGTACTTTGTTTTAACACTACTGGTTTTTTCTTCGCTCCCTTAATATATTTCAGGTCCATACCTATTTGCTTTTTTCGTGGAAACAAAGATTCGCCTATTAACATTTCTAGTGGCAACTTTTTTATATATTTAGCTATCTCCTTAGAGTCTATAAAGTCTTTCCAATCCATTTTAATTCCTCCTAATATTTATTTTATAAAAACATAATCATTTTCATTGCTTGTTTTGCTTCTTCTGGTATAACTGATGGTAAGGTTTTTTCATCCACAAATCCAAATATTAGTACTGGAATGCTTTCATTACCATTTGAATAAGTAAAATCTATATTTCTATATACTAGACCAAAAGCTTTATCATTTGTAACAGTTGTGCCATCTACTATTTTTCCATCTTTTGATATTAATGTACCTGCTTTTAAAATTCTCTTTCCTTCTACTATAGCTACATCAGTTTTTTTCACTTTAATATTTATATTTTGAAATAAATTTCCTGCAAATTTTAATATGGTTTTATTTTCTCCCATGTAAATCTCAGATTTTTCTATACTCATATATTTTCCTCCTATTCTTCTCCAAAGAATTTCTTTTGAGCTTCTATATTTTCACTTTTTACTTTAGAGTTAGCTAGTAACTCACCTATACTACTTATTTCGCTATCATTATCAAGTAATGACGTTGTTCCACCTTCTAATCCTCCAGTTCCTCCAATTTCATCATCTCCTTTGTTTTTTTCATTATTGAATAAATAAGAATCACTTTGTTGATAAGCTTTTATTTGTTCATCTAATCCAATAAATTTACCATCTACAAAACTGATATTATCCTTATTTATTAAAGCAGCCAAAGCTTTTGAGTTTCTAGGATTATAACTTTCAATAACTCTTTCAAAAGCTGTATTAAACTTTAAAACCTCAATTTCTTTTTCTGCACTTTCTCTAATTTCTTTATTTGCATTTTTAAGACTTTCAATTTCATCTGATAATTCTTTGTTATCTTTAACTTTGCCTTGTAAATCATTTAGTTGCTTATCTCTATCCCCCATTTGCTTTTTATACTCTTTAATCTCTTTATTAGCATTTTCTAGTTCTGTCCTTTCAACGTATCTAGGACTTTTGATATTATCTAAAAGAAGCTTATTTTCTTTATCTTTAGATAATTTTTCATAAACTTTTTGCCCTTCTTCATCTCCAAGTAACTTTTTAAAATACTCTAACATTTAAATTCCTCCTTTTAATGCTATTTTTAATGGACATTTAACATCAGCAAGCGTTTCATTTATTTTAAAATCTTCTTTAATATTAAAAACTGGTTTTACATCTACAGTTATTACAGAGTTTCTATTTAAACCAAATATTATAGGATTATCCTTAATAAATTCATGCAAAACACTGCTAAATCTTTCTATTATCATTTCATCTTGTTCTATGCAAGCATGTTCAAACAGAGCATGAATAACTTCATGTAAAAATACTTTCTCTTTATACTCTTTTCCTACATTATTTTTAATTCTTATCTCCTGCTTTTGATAAAATATTTGCCCTTCCACAGCACAATCCTCTTCGGATGGACAATCACATTCTAGTATCTTGTAACTAATTCCACCAACTTTTATAGTTTTTGGTATGTTCATATTAATGTTCCTCCTAAAACTAAGCATAATAAAAGCACCCATTAACTTTTAATTAATAAGTGCTCACTTTATTTTTGTATCAATTCTTTTAACTTTTCTTTGTACTCAGCATAACTATTGTATTCATCATAGTTAAACCCAGGTGCATTTTTGCCATACTTCTCTTTATATAATCGTCTTAACTCTAACAATTTTTTATCTTTTCTCATTTCTTCAAGCAATCTAAATTCCTCCTAACAATTCATTAAATATTTTATCTAAACTATTTAAATGTTCTTTTATAAAACTATTTATTTCTTTATTATTTTGATACTTTAGTGTAAATAAATTAGCAAATATTTCTTTCTCTTTATTTCTGTTTTTACTCCAATACTTTTCGCTATGAGTCGCTAATAAATCCTCAAATTCATTATTAGATAATGCTCCAAGTATATCACTAATAAATTCATTATTATACAGCTCATTAGAATTAGTATACATACTTTGCAAGTTCTCAATATTCTTCATAACATATATAGAGCTACTTTCAATAGCTCTTTGGAACTTAATATTATTATAGCTCTTAATTTCTTTTATATCAATTCTATGTGCAAACTCATGGAGTAAAGCAGCTTCTTTATTATAAGATTTAAATTCCCTGATGTTTGGATTAATACCAATTAAATCAACCTTAGTATAATATATAAAAGGTATCTTTTGACTATTATCTATTATTATTTTATTTGGGTTTACATACTTATTTATATATTTTTGAACTTGTTTAGGTGCTTTCTTTAACTTATTCTTAATTGAATTAGTAAGGTTCTTTTTAATTCTATCATCTTTACTATTTGTAATTATTTTATTCTTTTTATTTATTTGTTTCTTAATGGCTGGAATACTATTATTTTGATGTATTATTCCATCAAACCAACTATCAAGAATATCATTATCTCCACCAGTTACCCAATCGTTCATCATTTTAGAAGCTTCATTGATTGGCACTATAACTTGAGTGGGATAACAAAGACAATTAGGGTGTGGAATAGGATAGTTTTCGGGTGGAAAAACTCCCTCACCTAGCCCAAAACGATTTTGTTCTGCATACTCGTCACATTCATCCTCGCCCCTCCATTTCACTTGTCTAATATAATGTTGGGAGCTTAGGTTCCATTGTAGACCAACACAGAAAGGATTATTTATTGCATTTTGAACACTTGTTTCTACAAAAGCATGTGTTATAGAAGTTCTAGCAAGTCTTTGAGCTTGATAAGATATACTTTTATTCATTCCAACTTCTAATGTTTTAGCTTCTGTCTTTTTAACTGGATTAACATAATTATCTAAGTTCTTTGCTAAAGTCTTTGCATTAGCACCTCTCGCAATATTAGTTTTTATTAATCTATCAATGTCTTTTCTATTTTTATTACTATAGCCCCAAATTCTACTATCTAATGACCTTTTATCTTTATAAAAATTACCTGTTACCATTTTTTCCACTACACTAGTAGCTGTCTTTATGCACATAGCATCACATGCAAGATTTATAGATTTATTTGGAACTATTGATTGATAGTAATACATTTGTAAATCTTTAGCTATATTAGAAGCTTCTGTTATACTTTTTTCTGTAACAAGTACTAATCTTTGATTTAGCTCATTGATATACTTCTCGATTGATTTATTTAGCTTTTTTAAGTATTTAGTACTTAGATTCAACTCTTTATTTTTAGCAATATCACTTAAAATAGTTTTACTAGCATCTTTATAAACACTTAATATCTCTAATTGTACTTTTTTATCTAATAATAAAAGTTTTTTTCTAGCTTCGAGAACTTTCTTTGTATAAGCATTGTCCTTCATAACAACACCTCATTACTCATCACTATTATTAGATTTACTATTTAATTCTTCATCAATATTATCAATTTCTATTTCTGCATCTTTTCTGAACTGGTCTTGCTCTACTGATTGTATCTTTTCATTATCTTCTAGTACTTCATTAAATGCTTCCTCATAATCTTCATCATCTCCAAATTCTTTTATATAATTTCTATGACTTCTAACATTATTATTAACTTCTTCAAGCGCCAACCTTTTTGAATCTTCTTCATCTTCTGGAATTGGATAATTTTTATTTAATACAATAGAAAACATTAAATCATCCCAAGCATGATTCCAATCATCATAACAATTAAATTTACTACAAGCTTCAACTATTAATCTTAACATGCCTCTTATTGCAGGTTCCCAATCATTCCACTTTTCTGAACATCTTGCAATAAGCTCTGTATATAAATATTTCAAAGCTTTGGCACTAGGTATATTCTGTAATTGTTCAGGTCTAGGTATTGCTAATTTTTCATACATACTATCTTCAAGTCTTTTAAAAAAAGAGTTTACAGGGTCTGCATTTGAAAAACTACTCTCAACCCTATACGCTTGTGCTTGTTTTGCTTTTTCTGAACCTTCTTCAAGTGTTTTTAATGCCATTAAAGCATTAGGAGCAATCTTGCAAGCATTAACTGTTTCTTCTGTCGCATCTACTACAACTGTTTGACCAAACATTAGAAATTTTAAAGAATCATTAAAATCTGACAACCTTTTATTATAAGTGTCCTGTAAAGGTTTTAAGTCCTCAATATCGCTAATTCCTCTTATATTTGTAATGCTTTGTTCATTAACAATCACCCAACATGGTATTTTAGAAAGCTTGGTATCATTTTCTGTTATTTTAATAGGTTTAGATAAGTTATCACCTTTGAACTTTTCTATCTTTATAAAGCAACTTTCTTGATTACTGACATCACTTTTTTTCATATAGTAAGTATATCTATACCATATTTGTTTTGCTGTTACTTCTTTTATAGTTGATGAATCAAATCTAACAAATACAACTGACTTTAATTTTGTAATATCATTACTATCAGCTTGATATTTGAAATCATTTATAGAATGATAAAAGAGTCTTATAGGTTGATTTGGTTCAGCTTCTAACCTTAATAAGACTCTTTTCGTTATAGTTGCTATCTTAAAAGCTTTTAGTGTGTTGCTCCAAAACTTGCTGGCATTTAATATTGAATCAATATACTGCCTTAATTCCTCACATGCTTCTTTATGTTCTTTTTCATATGCTTTAAGTATTATAGTTGGCTCTTTTCCAAACATAAAACGAGCTTGTTTATTTATAAGTGGTTTTACCTTATTATCTACAATTTGAGAAGGTGTATAGTCTAGGTTATCAAAAGTAATCCAACTTTGTCCTAAAAAATCATCATCTAACAGTCCCATAGTTTTATTTCTACATTCACCCAAATAAAATAAGAAATCTCTTTCTGCATGCTTTCTATCTCTTAACTCTTTTTCATCTAAATTGAGTAAGATATTTTTTATATTCACTAAAATACAGTCCCTCCTTTCTTATTATATTGATTTTGTATATTATTTTTCTTCAATCCTAAACCTTTGTTATAAATATCATTACTATATTTTAACTCTTTAATGTCTGATACCTCATATCCATCAAGTGCATACCATATAGCACTAAATGTGTGAGGGTCTATATTAAATTCATCATATATTAGGTTGCTATTTTTATCTGTAGCATATGTCAAGTTCTTTAATTCCTTTATTGTGTGTTTACACTCACTTGAACAATAAATTTTTTTAAATCTCTTAACCTTCTTAGTGTTTTGTAGTCTACTTCCAGCATATTTCTTAGCACCAAATATATTAAAACCTTGTTGTCTAAAATATTTTATAGTCTTAGGTTCAGCAGCATCAGCTTTTATTAGTTCTTGAGTATCTTTAAATTCTTTAATATCTTTAACAGTCACATCGTCTGTAGTTTGGTTCTTATAATACTCCCAGTAAATATATAGATATTTATTTTCATGGTCTATAGCTAATCTTAAAAGTGCATTATATGATTTTTCAAATCCAAAGTCGAATCCAACTTTATAATACCTTTGTGGTATATTAGATATTTTATTTATAACTTCTTGATGCTCCATAACTTCAAACTGTGGTAATACTTTAGTTCCATTTATACCAAATCTTCCTTTTCTTGCTATTCGATATAAATCATAGTCATATTCTTTCATTTCATCAAGCTGTTCAATATAACTTTTTGGCAGAAAAAAATTATCATCTGCAACTGAATGATGATAATATGTATTATTCTTTATTACTATTCTATTTTTGTATAACACAGTATCATCTAATACAAATCTGTCTTTTTCTTCATCTCTAAAAAAATGTTTATAGGTCCAGTTATCTTCGCCAATTGGGTTAGTTGAACAAATTATATGATTAGATAAACTAGGATGTCTTAAACGTCCTAAGAGTTCTTTAAAACCAGTATATTTAACTTCTGAACACTCTTCTAACCATATTATAGATACGCCATTTATAGACTTTAATTTAGCTGGATTATCCATTCCTTTAAAAATTACCTTACTTCCGTTAGGAAAAATAACTCTCATAGGGCTTGTTTTAAATGATAATATATCTCCTAAATCCATGCTTTCTGCAACTTCTTCTAATAAAGAAAAACAACTATCTCTCATTGTGTCATATACTTCCCTCACAACTAGAGCTTTTCTTTTTTCTTCAAGAAGCTTAATTATTAATTTAGTTGCTACATGATAACTCTTTGAACTTCCATATCCTCCAACCAAAAAATAAAATTTGTAATCCCAGTTAAATATAAAATCATAAAAATGGTCATTAGATATAAATTTACTTTCCATTTTCTTCACTCGCTTTCATAACTCTTACAGTTATTTCTTTGTCCGTATCATCTTTATTTAGGTTATCAACCTCACATTTCAACTTCTCAACTCTATTTTTCTGCTCCTCTGTAGCTAAAGTCCAATCCTTATGAATCATTTCATCATACTGTTTAATTAAACTCCTTAACTCACTCATAGCCCTACTCTGTGCATTAAGAAAAGATGCTTGCCTATCCCATGCAAATTGAAATTCATACTCTGTCTTCTCTCCATTTTCTGTACTTTCATGTTTCTTTAATTCTTTAATCATTTCTTCCTTATCTTTAACATACATTATCTTTTGTGCTCTTATTATTGCTGCATATTGAATTGTTATTTGTTCCCAAAGAATATCAAATTTATCTTTATTTTTTATCTCATTAATTAACTCTTGAGTTTCTTCTGGTAAGTATTTTGAGAAGAAACCAAACTTTTCAGCATTCTTATTTCCAGGTGGACCAGTAGCGTTTTTATTACCTATGGGTGCACCTCTCTTTTTGGTTGCAACTTTTTTTGATTGGTTGCAACCTTTTTGTTTCCAGTATCTAGTTGCCCATGATTTTACAGTCGATAAACTTACATTATGCTTTTCAGCTATTTCCTTGTACTTAAGCCCTTTTAAGTAATCTTCATGAGCTAAATCTGCCTTTTCATTCATACCACCACCCCGTTTTTGTCGTTTTGGGAATAAAAAAAGAACCCTAACAAGAGTTCTCTATTTTATTTAAAGATTCTATCTATCTTATTTTTTTCTTTTGGATATTTATTTTTAACTTCTTCTTCTATGTATTTATTAAAGTTGTTCTCATGTGTAATTTGAAGAATTGGCATAAATACAGTAACTATTCCTGATGCTATAACTACTCTTAAATCAGTTTTTTCAAGTAAGGAAGACATTTCTAAATTCAATACCTCTAAAATTTCATTTGCAATTAGTGGTTTCTCTACATTAAATTTATATATATTCATCTGCCAGTAACAAAGAATATATATGCTTCTTTCTAGTATTGTTATTTGAGTAATACGTTTAATCATATTCTTGAATACATCAATATAATAATCATCTATTTTTAATATTTCATCTTCATTTTCTTCAAAGTATTTATCATCATGAATATTAAACTTCTTATCAGAAAAAAAACTTCTAATCTTTTCATTTTCATTTTTTGCTTCTTCTAATCTTAAAGTAGCATTTTCAATGTTATCAACTATATCCTCCAGTTTTTTGGATGTATCTAAAAGACTATCTTTAGTGTTATCTGATTTAGTCTCTCCTATTAAGGTTAATATAATTGCTAAAACAGATAATATTATTCCTGAAAGAGTCGCCCCAAAAGCAATCCATTGTGATAAGTCTTTATTATCATATCCTCTATCTGTTATAACAACCACTAATGCTAATATTAATATAACTATAATATAAAACATGTGAACTTTGAGTTTATCTTTTGAAAAAATTTTATCTGAATCCATAATTCCTCATCTCCCTCTAAAGTATAAAATTCAACTTCAAAGGTCAATATCCTTCAACAATCGTTCGACAACTACAAAATAATTCTAAATAATACTTTTATTTAATTTATTGTATAAAAAAAGACCATCCATCAAGACAGTCATTTAAATCATTTCTATTAACTCTTTAATCTTTTTATATACCTCTTTATAATTCATATCTTTATCTATTAACTTAGGTAATTTCATAGATATAATTCTTTCAAGTGCTTGTATGTCAAACAGTTCACTTTGATTTAACTCATCCCTTTGCACACCTTTTGGTATACCTAATTTTTTTCTTACAAGTTCGGTAAAATGTTTATAATACATCTGAGGTTTATTACTTCCTTGGCTAGTAGCATAATAAACAAACTCTTGTATTTCATCCGTAAAATCTTTTCTTACTTTTTTACCCTCTGTTCTTATCTCCAGCCATTCTTGGTCTTTTTCTGTAGCAATGTAGTAACCATGTATTCTAATTTGTTTAAGTGCTTTAGAAACCCATTTTGTAAATAACTTTGCTTCTGCTTTATTACTTCTAAATGACATATTGTACACAGCTTCTTCTGTCACAAATACTTCTCCACGATTATTCAACTTAACTTTAAAATTTCGGTTATCGGAAACTCCGACATCTGAATCCTTGAATTTCTTTTTGTATTCCCTATCTATATTTCTTAATGTGTCATGGATATTTACTATGCCCAATTCCTCTCCTACATCTCCAGCATGAAACCAAATTTCTTCTCCATTTTTGGACCATATCATTCTTACATTTTTCTCTTGTAAAATTTTCAACATACTACTACCTCCTAAATTAGTTATATTAATAAAAGGTGCTCAATTTGAATACCCCTTATTTTCGACCCCTCAATATGAGGGATTAAAAATTGTATTAAAAAAGACCTAGAAATTAATCTAAGCCTTCTCTACTGTCGGAGTTACCGACATCTGAAACTTATTAAATTTTTGTATTAAAAATAGACTTAGAAATTAATCTAAGTCTTTTTAGTGGGGGATATATTACAAGGGAGCAAGTTCTAGGAATCAAACCTAGATTAAACACCAGTCCTTGCATGGTGAGTGAGGTTACCAAGCCCCACCCGATTTTTAGACCTCTGAATTAAGATACAAAATATAAAATTTCGTTCTCAATTTCTCTACTTTTTAGTGTATCCGTTAGATTAATGTTTGAACATAGTTAGAATTGAACTAACAGCATCCTCATGCCCTGCCTAGTCTGTTCACATAAAAGACTTTCTGTCACTGACATCTAAGCCCTTTATAATAATAGAGCGTGCAGTTTTGGCATCCTTT